CTACAGCCAGATAGAGCTCAGGTGGGCAGCCATACTCAGCAAAGATGAAAACATGATTGCTGCATTCAATAATGGGGAAGACATACATAAATCAACTGCTGCTGAAGTGTTTGGAGTTCCTATATCAGAAGTTGATAAAGACATGCGTAGGCAGGCCAAGGCTGTCAATTTCGGCATATTGTATGGCAAAGGGTCTAAGAGCTACGCTAAAGAATGGGGCGTGTCCGAGGCAGCTGCGGAGCAGTTTATCACACAATACTTTAGCAAGAGACCCAAAGTCAAATCTTGGATTCATAGTGTCCATAGCCAGGTTACTAGACATGGATTTATCAGAACTTTCTTTGGCAGGAAGAGGAGATTGGGTGCTGCTCAGAGCACTAACCAAGGCATAGTAGCTGCTGCCTTAAGAGAAGCCCAGAATGCTAACCCACAGGCATCAGCCAGCGACATGATGCTCATTACCATACGGCGTCTTGACGAATTGTTTCATAAATTAAACCTTCGTTCTGTGATATGCGGAACTGTTCATGACAGTTTGGTAATTGATTCCCCGCCAGATGAGGTACAAATAGTTGCACCAATGGTAAGGGCTATTGCTGAGGACTGGGCTAGGTATAAGTTCCCAGTACCAATACTGATAGACGTAGAAGTTGGCAGTAGTTGGGGTTCCACTGTTAAAATTGACAGAAAGGAGCTAACTTGAATCCATTTAGGGTAGTGAACCTCCGAGGAACTAACGGCTCCGGCAAGAGCACAGTTGCTAGGGGTGTGCTTACTTCTTGTGGGTCATTCCCTGAGATGACTAAACTTGGGCAAGAGAATGGATACGTCACTGAATCAGGTATCCATGTGTTGGGCAAGTACGTGACCAGCTGTGGGGGGTGCGACACAATTAAGGCCCAATCTCTGATGATTGATTCCATAGTGAGCATCATAGGGCACGGGCCTATTCTGTTTGAGGGCCTGATTATTTCTAACCTATTCAGCACCTGGTACAAAACCTCACAGACGCTGAGGGAGATACAGCGAGCCAACGGTGCCCCAGAAGAAGGTCTTGTTTGGGCATTCCTCAATACTCCTATTGATGTGTGCTTAGCGAGGGTGTATGCGCGCAACGGCGGGAAAGCTATCAAGGAAAAGAACGTGATAGACAAGTGGAAAGCAATAGAATCCTGCAAACTGAAGGCTGCAGAGGTTGGGGAAAATGTGTTTGAAATTGACTACAAAGACCCGCTGCCCCAAGTCCTAGAGCTTTTGACCTGTGTTAATTTACCTTGACCAAAGCTGTATCTCTCATTAGGAGGCTAGTATGACTTGTTGCGCCAACAACTCCGACAGAATTGACTTAATCAACTCGGAGCTTAGACGTAGAGGAATTAAGGCCAAAGTATCAATGGGTAAGGAAAATAAGTTGGTCTTTACATGTGCTATGGTGGATTATGAGCAGGTACATGCCATTGTGGATAAATACAGTGAAAAGGAGGACACATGCCTGACACAAACGATGTCAACCCCAAGCTGAAGTTCAGTTTGGGCGGGAAGCAGGTTGTCTATGACCTGCAGAAAGAGGTCGAGATAGACGGCGAACGTATCAACGCTTGCATCATAGAGCAACCAACCAAGTTTGCCTACATTGCCACTGTGCACGCTGGGTACAAGGGTGCTGCAGAGGGAGCAAAGGTCAAATTGGATTTGGTCTATAGCAAGATGGATGCTTTGATTAGGCAGGCAGCTGCTGAAGGAGGAGAGAAGATAACGGAAGCTGTGGTGACTTCCAGGATTAAGCAAAGTAACAAGTATCTGGAAGCCATGCAGACATATGAAGAGCTCTCAAACATAGAGCGCCAGTTGAGCGTAGCTGTTGAAGCCTTCCGCCAGCGTAAGGACATGCTGATTACCTTGGCGAGCAACATGCGGGCAGAGATGGATAACCAACTTTCACTCAAACGTGAGTCGTACCAACGTTCCATTGAAGAGTAGGAGGAGCAGATGGCAACAGAAGCGTTGTTAGCTAAGTACCGTCAACGTCAGGCCGAGGCCTCTAGGCGCCAGGGGTCTAAGGACATTTGGACTAACATTGACCCAGGTGACAATTTCTTTAGGATTCTAAAGAGTGCTCCTGACGGTGGGTTCTACGTTTCGGCGCTATACCATAACCGGCTTCAGCTGTTGGGAGTACCAGCAGACATGGGCAAGGGCTGTTACTGCCGCAAGTCCTTCGACAGTAAGGCTAAGTGCCCAATATGCGAATTGGTTGAGAGGCTCGCGGCAAGCGGAGACCCGCAAGACGCTGAAGTAGCTAAGGCATGCAAGGCCAAAGTCAAGCTGTGCAGTTGGGCTTTCAAGCTGAAGTCCCCGCAGGATACTGAGCCAGAGGAAGCCAAGCCACGCATTCTTACATACCCCCCATCAGTAGAGAGCCAGTTGCTTACTTACTTCTTAGACCCTGACTACGGCGACTTTACTGACCCAAAGACCGGTAGGAATATCACCATTAGCAAAACAGGCACAGGTCTTGGCACTGAGTACAGTGTGAGACCAAGGCCGAAGGCTAGTGCGTTTGCCTTTGATGCCAGCCAACTGCCATCAATCGCAGAGACCATTCCTCCCCGCTCTTATGAGGAGATGTGCCGTATGCTCGGTCAAGAGCCAGAAGAAGGGGAAGAAGCCCTAGCTCCGGCCCCAGCGCCAACTCCTGCCCCAACTCCGAAGCATGAGCCTGAGCCTGCTCCCCCACAGAAAGCTAAGCCTGTGGTGACTACTACCAAAGTTCCTGCCCCTGCTCCTGTGGCTGCTAAGCCTGCTCCCAAGCCTCCCATTACGCCCAAGCCAGTAGCCAAGGCAGCTCCTCTTCCCCTTGAGCCAGAGCCAGAGGAAGAGCCCCCTACAGAAGAAGCCGAACCAAGCGATACTCCTCCAGTGGATGATGCCATTACGCCAGACGACAGCAAGCCTGCCTGCTTTGGAGATGGGGACACGTTCAACCCACGCAGCGACGTCTGTAAGGCATGCCCGTATATGCAACCTTGCAAGAACATCTTCCTGGGTATTGGTTGATGAGCCATGTCTAAGGATAAAGAGGTTAGCCCAGCTGTCAAGGTTAAGGGGTTCTCCTTGTTGAAGGAGAACCCCATGTATGCCAATCCTCCTGGCTATCTCAACACTGGCAATCTATTTCTTAATTGGGCGATAGCAAATGACGCCAGTCGTGGATGGCCTAAAGGCAAAACTGTTGAGCTGTACGGAGACCCTAGCACTGGCAAGAGCTTGTTGGCTACTCAGGCATTGGCTCAGTGCCAGGCCGAGGGTGGTCTAGCAGTCTTAGACGACATAGAGCATGCGTACAGCCCGGAATTTGGTAGCAAACTGGGCGTTGACTCTGATAAACTGCTCATAGGCAGTTCTAAGACTGTGGAAGAGTGCTTCAGTAACTTAGAAAAAGTTATGAAGCAGGCTTTCGCGGCAGGGTACAAGGATTGTTGCATGGTTGTTGACTCGCTAGGCCAAATTTCCAGTGAACACGAAATGGAAGTTGGGTTTGAGAAGAGAGACATGACTAAGGCGTATTTGATTCGCCAAGGCATGCGCGTTCTCTCCCCGCTGGTGGCTGAATACGGGTATTTGCTCATCGTTCTGAACCATGTGACAGCTAACATAGGTGACATGTTCAATCCGCGTACCACAACTGGAGGCTCAGGAGTCAAATATGGCGCCAGCGTGCGTGTTGAATTGGCCTATGCTGGCAGGTTTCCTCAGCAGAAAGAAAAACCTCAAACAGGGGTCATAACCAAGTACAAAATAACCAAGAACAGAGTCGCCCCTCCGTTCAGGACCGGACAATTTGTTATCTCTTTCAGTACAGGAGTTGCTGCGGCTTCGGGAGCTTGCGAGACCCTTAAAACTCTGGGCTTATTGGAGCCGAACAGAACTCCTGGCTTTGTGTCATTTGTAGATGACGAAAACACTAAGTACCGGCGTTCTACATTTGACGATGAGTTTGAGGACATAGCTAAGAGCCGAGGGTACAGCGGTGGAGTGGAGTTCATCAATTCCATACTATCCGACCCAGCGGCTGCAGAAGCAGTTACAGTCCTAGAGGAGAGCACAGATGCTGAATAACTATAGTCTAGCTAAGCTATACGAAGAAGGCAGCGCACTTGATGAGAGAATGGTGAGGGAACTGTCTGGCCTCCGTGCAGGCGGGGATAGGGCTTTGATGTCGGTTGCTAGGGCCATTCTCTTCAATGCCATGGCTCAGATACATATAGAACTTTCTCGCAGAGCTACAGAAGAGGGTAGCAATAACCATCCTGATGTTGAGGGCTGAGCCATGCCTCAACGCACCAATTCTATGTACGTTGACGGCAATAACCTTGCCTACAGGTTTGATTCTGCCCTGAACCTGGATTGGCAGGGCCAGCGTGTCGGGGCAATATATGGTATCGTTGGAGCGTTGAGGCAGTGGAGGTCTTCTAGCAGATACGACAAGTCCAATATAGTGTTCTTTTGGGACCAAGGCCATGCCAAAGAACGGCTAGAAGTTTTGCCTACATACAAACAGAAAAAGGAACGAACTGAGGCAGAACAGGAGGCCATGAAAGACTTCTACCACCAAACAAACGTATTGAGGTCTTTGCTCCCTATGATGGGTTGTTCTTGCGTGTATGGCCCAGGTATGGAATGCGATGACTTATTGGCTACGTGGGTAGACGTCACTTGCGCTGCGGACCCTCAGCACGAAGTGATGATTGTCAGTGGGGATAGTGATTATCAACAGCTTGTCAATGACAGGGTGTCTATCCTCACGCCTGACAGCCACGTTCTACATGCAGAACAGGTGTTAGAGCGTCACGGCGTGCTACCAGCGTTGATTCCTCAAATGAAAGCATTGACTGGGGACGGCAGTGACAGCATTCCTGGCATACCTGGAGTTGGCCCTAAGAGGGCATTGGGCTTGCTGATGGATTATCATTCCTTGACAACCTTAGACAAGACTGGGTTTGCTAAGGAAGTTGAGCAGCTTGATAAGCCAACTAAGAAGTATGCTCAGCTTGTGCTCGACAACTGGAATGTGTACATCAGGAATTATATGCTTATCAAGCTGCCTAGTGAATTGGTGAAATTAGACAGGTCTAAGATTGTTAAAGTCAAGCCATGCTTGAACAAGGCAGCAGTCAAGCAGATGTTTATAAACTTGGGGTTTGCCAGTCTTCTTGCTAGGTTTACTGATTTGTGGGAAAGCATAGAAGACGCTGCCAAATAGTTAATTTATCTTGCTTCCTGCTGAATACCTCAAAAGAGGAGGAGACCTGATGAAAACAACTTTAGTCGTAACAGCAGATACTCACGCAGAGAAAGCAAGAGTTGGTTGGGTCGCCTATGCTATATTTGACAAGATTGCTGAAGTGGTAGCTAAGCACAAGGCTGCCCTTCTCATACATGGTGGGGATTGGTTTGATTCTAGGGGCAAGATTCCTACTATGGTGTTCAACCGGCTGTATAACAAGCTCAAAGAGTTTATAGCCAAAGGCATACCAGTGTACACAGTGGTCGGCAACCATGACTTGGCAGTGTCAGAAGGTGGTGTTGAGGAGTCCTCATTATATGTACTTGCTGAGGAGCTGTCCAACTTCTTTGTTGGCAGCCCTTCTGAGCCTTTGGTGGTAGAAGTATCGCCAGGGGTGTTTCTTTATTTGATTGGTTACAGCTCTTCTGTAAACCTCGAGGAGCTTGTTAGAGAGATATCATTGTC